CTGGCCTCATTTCTTTGTTTTCACCAAAACCGAAGTGTGAAACTTACGGTCTTGACGAGATTGACAATATGATTCAGCGTGTGCGTGATCTTAAGCTTGAAATGGTTCAAGGTGATAATGGTGTTGAATATTGGAAGGATGGTAAGCGGTTTGTTTACGATCGTGAGCGTTCCGATTGGGTCGAGAGTGGTTCTCGAACCAAAGGGAAACGTCAAGGTACTCGTTATGCTAAGAACAGTCGTATGCGTGGTGCTCGTGCTCATTCTGGTGATCTTGAAACTTTGCTTGAAGCTCCTTTGGAAAATGAATTCTCTGAGAAACCTGTAAATGCTTCTAACATGTCTTTGCTTGATCTTATTGCTTCACAATGTGTTAAAATTACTCACACAACAGATTCTGGTCGTAGTGTGACAATGTATGGTATTCAAATTGTTGGTTCGTGTGTTCTTGTTCCTCGTCATCTTTTGTGTGGTGTTAAGAATGATTCTTTTACTTTTCATGTTGAGACTGATACTATTTCTTTCCGCGAAACTGTTTTGGCTAAACAAATTACATCTATGCAAGGTTTGAAAGGTGTTGCTGGTTTTGATCTTGAGAAGAGTGATGCTGTTGTTATTGAATTCAAGAATCTGAAAGTTCAGAAGAAAATTACTCAACACTTTGCGCGTGATTTGATTACCCCTGGTTATCTTTCTAAACCTGAAGCATTGGCTCTTGTTCCTCGTTTTGGTCCTGAAGGTCAAAATTTCCGTTGTACACTTGCAATTCCTTGTGGTCGTGTCAGTTCTATTTCTGATATTGATTATCGTGATGGTCAGTATTCAACCTACACTGCTAAATTGTATAAAACTAATATTCCTGAACTTGTTTATGGAGATTGTGGTTCTGTTCTGTTGGTTCGTGAATCGGGTCAGTTGCGCATTGCTGGTATCTATGTTGCTGGTGACATTTCTAATTCTTCTGCCTATTTCCAGCCCTTGACTAAATCTATTGTTGAGGGTTTGACGCCTGCTGTTGTGTGTCGTGGTTTCGAATCTTTTCCTCCCGTTGATGTTTGTGAACCGTTGTCTGCCAACATTGTGAATAAATTGCCTGCTCTTGGTCGTTATGCTCATGCTAGCAAACCTGGTGTTATTTCTATTCCTCCGTCTGATATTCGTCCTTCCCCTCTTCAGGAGAATGCTCCGAAGTGTTTTGGTCATCCTGTGACTTCTGCACCGGCAAAATTGAATTATGAGTCTATGCAGAAAGCTGTTGATAAGAAGTTTCATACTCCTGGTTATTTTGATACTGTTTTCCTTAACCGTGCTGTTGAGTGGGTCAAGCAAGATTTGCTTGCGCACATTCAAGAGTGTAAACCTGTTTCTATGCAAGATGCCATTGATGGTGAAACCCATTATGGCTCTACCTCTAAATTCGCTATGGACACATCTCCTGGTCTTCCTTGGTCTTTTCTTAAACCCTCTGGTTCCCCTGGTAAAACTTCTTATTTTGATAATGTTGATGGTAAGTATGTTCCTCATGTTGAGCTTGTTGATGCTGTTGAATCTGTGATTGCTGGTCGTGAATCTGGTCTTGTTAAACCCGCTATATTTCGTGGCACTTTGAAAGATGAGCGTCGTGATATCGAACGTGTGCTTGCTGCCAAGACCCGCATTTTTACTGCTGGGCCCATGGAGAAGGTGCTTGCTGATCGCATGCTCTTCCTTGATTTCGTCAAACAGTTCAAGGATGGGCGTGTTGCGATGCAGCATGCATACGGCATCAATGCTGAAAGCACTGAGTGGAGTGATATGATTCACGCTCATCTTAAAATAGGTGGTTCTCATTTTGGTTTTGATTATTCTGGTTTTGATGCTTCTGAGTCTTCGCAACTTCTGCATGCTGTGTCTGAGTGTATTGCTGAGTGTTATCCCGTCGAATTTCGTAAACATGTTATTTGTTCTGGTGTTGAGAGTTTCAATCATTTTGTTGTCATTGATGGTGATGTTTATCATTATCATCAAGGAAATCCCTCCGGTTGTACAATGACTACCATTTACAACACGATTGCAAATTGGCTTCTTTTATATTATGCTTGGATTAAATTGTCTTTGTTGAATGATGTTGTTCCTACTCGTGATCATTTTCGTCACAATTGTGTGATTCATGCTTATGGTGATGATTTTATTTGCACTGTTTCGCAGTCTTGCCGTTGGTTTAATGGTGAGACCATTCCTCCTATTCTTGAAATTTGTGGTATCAAAGCCACCGCTCCTGATAAGACTGAATGTGAACGTTTTTACTCGCTCGATAAATTGACTTTTCTGTGTCGTAGTTTTGTTCCTAACCCTTTTGGTGGACCTGCTCAGCTTTTTGCAGCTCCTTTGCCAAAAGAACTGATTGAAGAAATTCCTATGTGGTTGTACCGTGGTGCTGCTGATGAGGATTATTTGTCAACTGTGCGTACGAGTATTCGTTGTGCTGCTTTTTGGGGTCGTTCTTATTTTGATTCTTACATTACTTGCTTGCGTAAAACCGAAACTGGTCGTTGTTTTCTTGCTAAAATTGATGTTGATCAGATTTATCGTGATGTTTCTCGTCCTTATTTGTGTGGCCAGGAGTCAGTGAAGCGTGTTGAGCGTATTGAATTTGCTGCGAACATGGAAGTTCGTTATCGTTTCTTGTCCAATTTTCACCTTTGTCCTGTTGTCTACCGTGGTCTCACATTCCCGAGTTCTGAGAATGCTTACCAGTTTGCCAAAGAAATGTTCCATAACTCATCTGCTAATCCTGATCGTTATCTTACTCTTGCTCCAATGGATGCTCTTCATGAAGGCAAGAAAGTTTCAACTTCCGAACAGTGGGAACGTGTTAAAATTAAAATCATGCGTGAAATTCTGTTGTCTAAATTTGAAAATCGTGATCTTGCTGCTAAACTGATGGCCACTGGGGACTGTTTTCTGGTTGAATGGACAAAGAACCCATTCTGGGGTTCGGGTCTCAATAAGAGCAACCCTCCCTCCCTTTTCTCTTCATTTCCAGGACAAAATCGTCTTGGGGTTCTTCTCATGGATGTGAGAAGATTGTTAAATTTTAATTAATTTATTAATTAA